CTACGTTTGGTTCAACTGCATACTTCGCAACAAACAACTTAGCGTAATAAAAAAACTTAGGGGGTGAAAGTCCCCCTTATTTAAAAATAAACAAAAAAATTAAATTATAATTTTATGGCAGGATGTTATATATCTTCAGGAGTTGACTTAGGTTGCTCCGATGGAATAGGTGGTATAAAATCTATTTGGGTATTGGGAGCAAGTGGTGCAACTGCACCAAGTGTTACCACTGTAGCAGTTACAGGAACAACTGGTCCTATCACAGGTATTACAGGTACAGGAGTTTGGTATAATTTTGAATTAAAGAGAAACACATCTTCTTTATCTCAAAATACAACTAAGAACTTTGAAAACGGTACTATCTATTGGGAACAAGTTTTAACCGCAGTATTATACAAATACGACCAACTTAAGAGAAACCAATTATTGGTATTAGGTCAAAATGACCAAATTGAAATTATCGCTATAGATCAAAATGATACACAATATTTTTTAGGTCAAGTAAACGGAATGTATTTAAGTGGTGGTTCTGCTGCTACAGGTACAGCGTTTGGTGATAGAAATGGATTTGAATTAATCTTTACAGGTCAAGAAGCTGCACCAGCTAATACAGTAAGTGGAACATTAAGTTCTATCTTTACTGCAGGTGGTTTTGGAGTAGTTGCATAAATGGTAGGTCTGAGGACCGAATTTTCTATATCTCTAATTCTAATAGAAAGAGGGTCTAAGGACCCTTTTTTTTATGCTATACCAATTCAAAATGATTTTTTTTATATTTATAATTAAAGAGTATAAATGATCTATTTGATTAAGGGACAGAATAACAATTTGGTGTTGAATATTAACAATAATAGTAGAAATACTTTTACTGGTTATACGTTAAACTTTACACACGTAATGAGTAAAGAGATTAAGAATTATACAATTAATATTAGTGATCCTGCGGTGTATTTTCAAAATATTCGTTATTGTGAAATATTATTACCATTAGCAACAAATGATTTGAATTACTTAGGTGAATATATATTAAACATATATGGTCAACCTGATGATGAATTGGTTTATACAGGTATAACTATTTTAGAAGGTACTGAAGCTGGTTCAGGATTTACACAATATATCTCACCAAATGAGGATAACCACAACTATATTTATATACAAGATTAATTATGAGTGAAATAAAAAAATACGACTTAAAGAGAATTAACTTTGACCGAGCATCGGTTCCTGTTTTTTCTGAAGTTTTACAAAGATACCCTTGGGTATATTACGGAGATACAAACCTCCTACCTCAATACTTTATTGAGTTATATGATAACTGTGCAATCCATAAGGCGGTGATTACTTCAAAGGTAAATCAGATTATGGGTGATGGTATTGTGTCATTAAACAATCCAATGGCTACAGTAAATTTAATTAATCCAAGTGAGAATGTATCTGATGTAATGAGAAAATGTGCATTGGACTTTATGATGTTTGGTGGATTTAGTTTACAGATTATCAAAACAAGAGATGGTAAGGGTATTGCTGAGATTTATCATTTAGACTTTAGTAGAGTACGTAGTGGTAAATTAAATGAGGAAGATAAAATTGAAAGTTATTTCTATTCACCACATTGGAAAGATACAAGAAAGTATCCACCACAAGAATATCCTGCATTCAACATGGATGATAAAGGTGATACACAAATTTACTATTATAAGACATATGTTCCATCTATGAGTTATTATCCTGTACCTGATTGGTCAGCGGGACAAAGAGCAATAGAAATTGATATTGAAACAAAGAACTTCCATATGAACAATTTACGTTCAGGAATGGTTCCAAGTTTGTTTATCAATATGAACGGAGGAATACCAGGTGAGGAAGAACAAAGAATATTAACAAGAGCATTAGAAGAACAATATGCAGGTACAGACAACGCAGGTCAAGCAATTATATCTTTCAATGAAAGTAAAGATACCGCTCCTGAAATTATTCAAATACCTCGTAATGATAATGACAGTTATTATCAAACTATGAATGATGATATTACACGTTCAATCTTATCCGCACATAGAGTAAGTAGTGCTGAATTATTTGGTATTGCAACAAGTGGTAAATTAGGTGGTTCAAATGAGATTGTTGAACATTCTGAATATTTCCGTAAGATGGTTATTCAACCATTCCAAAATTGTATGTTACCTGTGTTCAATAAATTAATATCAATCAAGTTTGAGAAACCAACTACATTTGAAGTTAAACCATTAAGTTTATTCTTAACAGGTGATGTTAAAGAAAATCCTGTGGTAGATGACGCACCTGTAACACCAGTTCAAGTTCCTGACCAACAAGAGATGACAGTGAATGAGAATATCAAGAAATTGTCTGGCAGAGAATATCAAGGTCTATTAAGAATTGTAAGAGAATACAATAAAGAAAAAATAACAAGAGGACAAGCGGCACAAATGTTAATGGCAGGTTATGGATTAACCGAAGAACAATGTACAGCTTGGTTAGGAGATGAAGAATTAAACATTAATTAAACATGGGTGTATTATTAATTTCAGAAACAAAGTTAAAGAATTTTACAAATATCAATAAGAATGTTGATATGGATGTTCTTAAAGCGGAAGTACAAATTGCACAGGATATTGATCTTCAAACTATCTTGGGTACTTTATTCTACAAACACTTATTATCACAAGTAAGTGCTACAGGTAATACATTCAATGCGGAAGAAACAACATTGGTTAATGAATATATTCAACCGTATTTGATTCAGACCGCATATTTCAATGCAATACCTCATATTATGTATCGTACAATGAATAATGGTATTGTACAAGGTACGATGGAGAACGCAACATCTGTGGATATTGCAACAATGCAATACCTTAGAAACATTCAAAAATCTCGTGCTGACTTTTATATGACACGTCTTCAAGATTATCTATTGATTGGTAGAGGTTCAAATGTGTTCCCACAATATGTTACACAATCTACAAGAGATGGCATGGTTCCCGACAGATCCCAAAAGTATATGAGTGGTATATCATTAAAGAATACGTCACGTAAGGGTTATTCAATGAGAAATTTGAGTAAACAATTTACTGTATATAGTGAATTAGAACACGAGAATCCAAGTTGTGAAGATTGTTTCTAAAATAATTAGTATATTTGTAGTATGGAAAAATATAATAGATTATTAATTATTGAAGAATTGGAACCAATTATAAAGGTTACAGAAAAAAGAAGAACAAAAATAAGGATGGTTAAATGTATTTGTGATTGTGATAAAGAAAAAATATTACCATTAACAAAAGTAAAAAATAATTTAACTAAATCATGCGGTTGTTATAATATTGAAAAAATTATTGAAAGAAATACTAAACATTCAAATTCAATAAGAAATTCAAGAACGCCAGAATATATAAGCTGGTTTAATATGATACAACGTATAACAAATCCTAATAATCATAAATATAGTATTTATGGTGGACGTGGAATAACTATGTGTAAAGAATGGAAAGAGTTTACAAATTTCCTAAAAGATATGGGAAAAAGACCAACAGGAACTACGTTAGATAGAATAAATGTTGATGGTGATTATGGACCTGAAAATTGTAAATGGTCTACACCAAAAGAACAAGCAAACAATAGAAGATAGAATATGAATATAGATTATTATTTACCACGACCAACTGAAGATGAACTAAACTTAGGACATAAGACTGACTATTTTACAAGAATCTTAGATTTGAATTTAGATAAAAAATACAAAATAACACAACAAGAATTAACCTTTTGGATTAGTCACAATTTTAATTCAGTATTTATATTGGATGAAGAATTAAGTTTAACAAAAATTAAAAAATTAATATAATGAATAGATTAGAAAGAATCATTAATCTAAAGTTAAATAACTTTGAGATTAAATTACCTAAGGAAGTAGTAGAAGAAATGAAAGATTATCCTTGGGAAGAATGTATTGCTGATCAAACAGCAAGATATGGTGATGAGGAGACCGCAAAGAAAGTTTGTGGAGCAATCAAAGCAGGAATGAAAAAATCATTTGCTGAAGGTGATAGTTTAGAAAATGCATGCTGGCCGGGTTGGGAAGCAATTGGTTTAAAAGAAAAAGATGGTCGTATGGTTCCAAATTGTGTTAAGATTAAGGAGTAATATATTTCCATTTATAACCCATATAACTTTTTCTTTTTCCTAAACAACAAGATGATATTGTTGTAGTATTTTTAGGTCTATCAATATCTCTTGCCGCATCACTTATTGAATTATAAACACAAATTAATTCATTTGTATCTTTATTGTATTTGCCAACAGATTTAATTCTGCTGGCATTTCCTTTTTTATACCATTCATTAAAATAACCATTTTCTTTCATTGTTTGTCTACCTTTTTCACCATCACTTTTTTTCCATTTCCTTCTATTATTAACTGATGTTTTATAAAGTGGTTTATCCACTTTAAGACCATATTCTTTCTGTAATGAC